TACGAAATGGAGAATCAGCTTTCCATTAATCCCGAATGGCAAAAATTAATGGATTTATTAAAAGAAATTAGCGATAAACTTAAACATCATGAGGAACAAAAAATTGAAAAATAATATCAATACTTCCAAAAATGTAAGACAGATAATAATCTAAAAACAAAATTATGGCACCGCAAATTATTTACATCATTTTAGTCTTATGCAATCTTGTTATTGCCGGTTATCAACATGGGGAAGATAAAACAGGGGAGCATAATATGTGGATAAACATTATAGCATTAGCAATAATGGTAGCACTTAATTATTGGGGTGGATTTTTTGATCCATTATTCCAATAAGTAAAATAGGCAACTGGACTTCGGCTCGCTTGTATTTAACATGATGCAACTATGAACATTGTGGGAATAGGAAGAACGAAATAATCAATTTAAAACAAACAATAATATGAGAACAAAATTTGCAAACTTACTGAAACCCGCATTGCTTATAGGTGCGGTTATGTGCTGTTTTTCTTGCGTTTACGATGAAAAAACAGACGAAATACCACAAGACAATAAATCAGATGTGTCATTAATGAAGATAGTTGTTGTTGATTCATGCGAATATATCCAATACCACACTTGGGGGTATGAATCGGTAACACATAAAGGGAATTGTAAATATTGTGCTGAAAGAATGCGCAGACTTATTATAAAATAGCACATAACATGTCGATAGCCGCCATATAGCAGGGAATAAAAGTAAAAAAAGATATATATGAACAACCAAATCATTGAAATCCCAATCGAAATAGTTAATATTGAACTATATGAAATGGGAATTGAAGAGCAGGAAAAAACGTACGAAAAATTGCGATTTCCGGCCAGAAAATTCTCTGGTTACTGGATAGATCATGATGACATGACAATCAAGTTTTACGTCGGTGCAAGCTCTTTTGTAACTCCTTGTACTTCAGAGACTGTAGCATTGTTTGAAAAAGTTATGAATAATTTATGAACAGAAATTTTATGTATTATTTTGAGATAAAAATTACCATATGGGCGTCCATATGGACTGCCATATGAGCCCCCATATGGAAAATGAAAATATAAATATAAATAGAAATATAATTAGAAAGAGAAAAAAGTAAAGTAAGTAAGAAAGTAAGAAAGAAATAAAAAAGTAATTTTACAAAGGAAATTTCAAAAAATGGAATCTATCTCAGATATAATCCAGAATCAGATAGGAATCATAGAAGCAGGATTACGGCTTGCAGAAGCTGTATGTAGTGCTTATGGTTATCAGGAAACAAACGAAATAAAACAAACCAGAAAATTACTTGAAGAATTAAAACAAATCAAAAACCTTCCAGAAAATGAGCAAAGAGATGCATATGTTAAAGCCCTCAAGAGTTACAATAGAGAGGGGAAAAAGAGTCGTAGTAAGGATGTCTCAACCACAAGGGCGTATTGTGGACGAATGGATCGTCCTGGAAGAAGCCCCGGAGTTGGTGAAAATACAGGGGATGAAAGTAGGAATCCTGTGGATTGAGCAGGATTTCATTGACCAGAATGTGAAAATCCTGACGATGCTTCCTTTGCGAAAGATGACAGTAAGGGAAAGGATAAAATTCTGGATACTGAAGCATGCATGAAAAACCCATTCGATTTTTTTGAAAGTATATATATCATCAACCGTCATAACCGGACGGATTATATGCTTTCAATAAAAGGACAATGCAAAAGGTTCGGGATAAATTACGAGTTAAAGGAACACGATGGTAACTACGTTAAAGCTGTTTATGAAATACTTCAAACGGCCGAAGGACACGTACTGATTCTGGAAGACGACTGTATTTTTATATACGAGACTGTCAGATGCATGCGTGTAGCGTTATCTCAGATCGCATTAGAGGACTGGGACATGCTTTATTTCGGAGCGGAACTACGTACCAGGATTTACCACCGGTATCAGAACTGGCAACGGTTAAAATTCGGAATGGCTACCCATGCAATTTGCTACCACAAGAAAATCCAATCGGACGTATCAAAAATACTTTACAGTTTTATTAACCGGAACGTATCGCTTGAATCGATATATTGTCATTACCTACAACCTACGCATAAAGTCTATCTTATTAATCCGATGGTTGCTGTAAGACAAAACGACAAGCCAGGAAAAGACCTGACAAAGATTTACAACCAAATACAGGGGATCAATATATGAAAATTGATGAAATTAAATTAAATCTGAATAATCCAAGAATTATATCAGATGAAAAACTTAATAAATTAATTGAATCAATACAAGATTTTCCGAAAATGATGGAGTTAAGGCCGATTGTTGTTGATTCAAATAAAATCGTATTAGGAGGAAATATGCGATTACTGGCATTGAAAAAAATAGGATATGATGAAGTGCCAGATTCATGGATTAAAATTGCCGATCAACTTACAGAAGAAGAGAAAAAAAGATTTATAATTGAAGATAATGTTGAATTTGGCACGTGGAATTGGGATTTATTAACAACTCAATTTGAAATAGAATCATTGACTTTATATGGATTAGATATTCCAGAATTATATATAGAAAAAATTGAAGAAATAAGTAGAGAAATTAATGATGACGAAATACCCGATAATGTTAAATCAATTTGTAAAGTCGGAGATATTTGGCAGCTTGGAGAACATAGATTGATGTGCGGGGATTCAACAAAAATAGATGATATAAAAAAAGTAATGAATAACAAGAAGGCAGATATGTTATTGACTGATCCGCCTTATGGTGTAAATTATGAAGGGAAAACAAAGAAAAAATTAAAAATACAAAATGATTATCGAAATGAAGAAAAATTAATTTTATTGATTAAAAATGTCTATGATAACGTAGATCATATATTGAGAGATGGATGTTATTGTATTGCAACGGTCCCGGCGGGACCGTTGCATATTCTTTTTGCTGATGATTGGAATAAACGTAAGTGGTTAAGGCAGATAATGGTATGGGTAAAAGATTCAATGGTTTTAGGACACAGCGAATATCATTATAAACACGAACCGATATTATTTGGATGGAAAACAGGAGGAAAAAGATTAAAGAACACAGATAGAAGTAAGACGACAGTATGGGAATTTGCAAGACCCAAAGCATCTATTGAACATCCAACAATGAAACCAGTAGAAATGTGGATTTATGCCATTAAAAATCACACAAGTAAAAACAATATAATCATTGATCCATTTCTTGGATCAGGAACTACAATAATTGCTGCTGAAAAAACAAAGCGAATATGTTATGGAGTGGAGATTGATCCGCATTACTGTGATGTTATAATAGGTCGGTGGGAAAAATATACAGGGAATAAAGCGAAAAAGGTTATATAGATATAGAATTTTATGTAGTATATTTGCATTATCAAAGAGATTAAAAACAGATTAAAAAATGGCACGACCGCAAAAAGCAGTAGATTGGAAACGAATTGATGATTTATTGAAAATCGGAGCGAATGAAGAAGAGATCGCAACCGTTCTTGGACTTTCTTCAGATACACTCTCTCGCAGATGTATAGCGGAAAAGCAGATGTATTTTGCGGATTACATAAAAAACGGATTATCAGAGTATAAGATAGGAATACGTAGGGCGCAACTACGATCTGCGCTTGGAGTTCCCAGGATTGTAATTGATGAAAACGGGGAAAGACAGGCAAACGGATGGCTGCAAGCACCGAGCGTTACGATGCAGATATGGCTTGGTAAGCAATTCCTGGGTCAAAGCGACCGGGTTGAAGTGGACAACAACCTGAATCAGTCAATTACATTTTTAGTCCCGGCGGAAACTAAAGACACACTGGAAAAACTAATCAGTGAAACCGCAACTAACTAAGGTTTTTCATGCAATAGCAAAAGCATCCCTGACAAACAGGATCATTCTCTCACAGGGAGGCACGGGTTCCAGTAAAACATATTCACATCTGCAATTACTGATTATATTGGTTAAAGACGCTAAGCGTCCTGTCATTGCTTCGATTATGAGTGAGACGTTTCCGCATTTACGACGTGGAGTGATGCGGGACTTTTTTCAGATATTGGAAGAATGGGGGATGAACTCACCGGCAGCATGGAACAGATCGGAATATGTATATAGGATGGGAAGGTCTATCATTGAGTTTTTCTCGGCGGATCAACCAGGAAAGTTGAAAGGTTCCCGCAGGGATTATTTATATATCAATGAATTAAATAATATCCCGGTCGAAGTATGGGATCAGGCCGAACCACGCACACGGTTGAAAATATTCGGAGACTTCAACCCGGATCGGGAATTTTACGCACACACCGAACTGGCAGACCGACCGGATTGTATTATTCTGAAATCTACATATAAAGACAACCCGTATCTGAGCAAGAATGAAATACAGGCCATTGAAGCCCGACGGAAAAACGAGATGTGGTGGAGAGTTTACGGTGAAGGGGAACTCGGAATAATTGAAGGATTGATATTCAACAACTGGCAGCAATGCAATGATGAGGAATTCCCGGATGCAGACGTGTTTTATGGCCTGGACTGGGGATTTACAAATAGCGAGACGG